TCTTGCTCAGCAGGCCCATTTGGGCAAATGTATCTTGATCAGCCATCTGTGGAGTATATCACGATTTAGACCACTCCCTTGATGCCTCTACGTATTGGTGCGCCCCAAGAGTTGGCCGGCTTGTAACCTATCGCCAGGTAGCGAAATGCGTCTGCCGCGTGAGAGCTCCAATCGTGCAGCGGCCTGCCTCGCCAATGCTTACCAGCCTCATCCCAATCGCGCCGATACTGGCGCAGCGCATCAATGCCACGCTCGCATTTGTCTGCATCGAACCAGCACCGCGGGATCATGGACCTGACCTGCTGGATACCATCCTCTACGCCTAGCATTGGAGCAACATCGACATTGGTCAGACCAAGTGACTGCAGCACCTCTAGCCTAGACTTGCCGGTCCCGAGCTCTTTGACCCGGACATCATGCGGCAGGATGTGTTGGTCATAGGTGTAACCCTTACCCTGCAGCACCTGGACATAGTGGTCTAGCGCGAGCCCTGAGTTCTCGTAGAAGTCAATGACACGGACCTCCTTGCCTACAAACTGCGCGAACCAGATCGCAGTCGTATCGGCCATACCCAAGTCCCAGGCTGTAACCACTGCCGCGCCCTTGTCATACGGGACCGCAGTTATCCGCTCCGCAGACTTAGCCTCCAGCATCTCCATGGCGTAGAAGGCGCCTTCAACGTGGATAACAAAGTCGCCCTCCCAGACATGCGGGTAGATGTGCGGCCGCTTCTCTAGGTCTTCTAGCCTGGCCTGCTCCAGCACATCAGGGAACCACGGGTTGTCCTGCCAATTGATCTCAACGATCTTGCTGTCTTCGGGCGGGTTCTCCCTGAACCGCTTGTGCGTAGCTGACTCCTTGCTCTCCGGGTTCCATGTTACCCAGATCTCAGATTCGTGCTCTCGGACCGTCGGGATAAGCTTCTGCCAGGCTGTCTCGCTGACGCTCTCTGACTCGTCAACCCAGCACAGCAGGATCCGGCTCTTTGACTTCAGGCTGTCTACGTTCCTGCGGAGCCCTGAGAAGGCGTAGGAGATGCGGCCATCCTTGCTGCGTATGTATCGCTCGCCTACCTCGTAGTAGTCCGCCAGCCAATCCACAGAGCTGATAGCGGCCTTGATCTCTTCAAGAGAGGACTCATCCAGGGAGTTCAGGTGCTCACGGGCACAGAGTATGATTCCTTCACAGCCTGACATGCCTTCCTGGTAGCCGCGGATAGCGGTCATCAGGGCGAACGTTCTAGTCTTGCCAGATCCTCTGCCGCCGTAGGCACCGCGGAATCTAGCCTTGCCGCTGAATACAGGGACCAGCGGGTCCGGGATATCAATCGTGCTTATCGATGCGCTCATCGGCTCTCACACCATTCAGGACTATCTGTGTCGGCTGCATAGTGCCGTCAGAGCTCTTCAGATCCTGCTCAACGCGATCTGAGAAGCCATGCTTGGTAAGTAGCAGTTTGGTGATAGAAGCGTTGAAATCGCCTGTGAGGCCGCCTCTGAACAAATTCTTGGCCTGCAGCGCCATCAGATCCCTGGTGATCTCGGAAAATTCTTCATTCTTGTTGCGCCAATCGTAGACCGTATCTTGGTTGACCTGCAGATAGAGAGCCAATCCCTGCATAGTTGGGATCAGCTCGTCGAGCAGATAATCCCTCTGCACATAGACCTTAGCCTTGTCCATTAGCTCGTCTGTAAGCTTAGTAGGTCTGCCAACCGGGTTAGTCTTCGCCATCTTCATCTCTTCCAAACATAGATATGCCATGAGCCGACTCAACCAGCCTTGCGATCTGCAAAGCCTCCTCGAACCAGCTCATGTCTCCGATAGGGAAGCCATGGTCAACTAGCAAGGATGCGATCTCGTCCCTGGTTAGCGGTACCTGGCTCACCTTGTGTCCTAGCTGCGCTTCTTCTTTTTCTTTTTCTTTGCAGCAGTCTTACGGGCAGCAGCTCTGCCTGCAGGCGTGTACGGGTATTCTTTATTTCCTACTCTTGGCACTGGTCTTCTTCCTCTTCTTTGCAGTCTTCGCAGCCTTCTTAAACGCAGCTGCAGTTGGAGCGCCCTTCTCGCCCGGTTTACGCATCTTCTCAGGAGTCTTACCCTCCTTCTTCTGCTTCTTGATGCGCTTACGCTTGGCGTGGATGTTAGCGTACAAACCTTTCTTTGGCATTACTTGGACCTCATCGACTTGGCGCCCTTACACTTCCATCGCTTTCTGCTCAGGTTGTTTGGCGTGTTCGGATCATTCTGCTTGCTCTTTGGCAGTCGCTTCTTGATACCCAGGCTCCGGGCGCAGTAGCTGTCACCCTTGCTGGTGCCCGGCTGTACTCGCCTACTACCATCTTTTGCCCGGCCTGACTGGCCATAGCTTACGCGCTTGCCGCTGCTAGTGACCTTGACCTTAGCCTTGCCTTTTCTCGGTTTCGCCATTTTACCTCCAAATGAATGGCCCGTCTCGTGGGCCAAGCGGCTCAAGCCCAGCAGGGAGGACACGCAGAAAAAACTGCCATGCCATACAACTGCCTTGAGCTGCCGGTGTTTTCGGGCGAATGATCCCACGCACCGCCGGCTGGCGCTTCGGCAAAACCGCATTATACCAGCAAATTAGTTTCTTCGAGTCTAAGGATCTCCCGGTTCATCAGGTGAAGCTTTGCGACATCCGCTTTTGACTGACCGTGATACTCCACTGCGTGATGGTTATCAATAAGTAGCTGATTGATGCTGGTTTTCCCATCAACGTAAATATATCCAAGGTAGCGGCCAAACTTACCCGCCTTCTCTGTCTTGATCCGGTATTTAAGCCCGTACTTCAAGTGCTCCTTGGCAAAAGCTGTCGCAGCCTTACCGTAGATTTTCTCGGTCTTATCTCGTGTCCGGCTCTCTGGCGTGTCCACTCCAGCCAGGCGAATAGTAGTCCGAAAAGAAATACCGAAACCACAATCAATGGCAACGCGATAACTGTCGGCATCGATTATCCTCTCTATCTCGCAAAAGTATTCGTGCATGCTATCACCTATTCTTGTTTGCCAGGATACTCTGAGACATATCTGTCCAAGTACCACTGGGCCTTTTTAAGATCCTCTAGACCGTTCTTGTAGTTATGCCTATGAATATACTTTGTGACATTGCCAAGCAGGTAGCCCAGGTATTGCTCGTCGCTGAGCTGTTGCTTGATGTAATCAATACATTCAACGCCTTGGTTAGCATAGTGAGCCGGGCTGTTTACCGGGTCAGACACAGGCTCCAGGGATGTTTTAAAAACTGGTTTCTTCATTAGCAGTCACTTGATCCAAACGGAATTCCAACATACTCATGACCAGTTTCTTCCCAAGCATGCCTTTGCTCACAGACCTGCTTACGCATTACCCTGGACTGCACAATCTTGATGGTCATAAACGTTACAAAGACTACAAGGAAGCAGAAGCCAATCATGGCCACTGCTCCCTTTTCTAGCCTCACTGGGCCAACCTCAAAGGCCCAGCAACCTCATGCCACTCATGCCAGATTAGGTCTTCGTAGTGGTTTAGCCTGCCCTTTGCGTACTCTCGCAGCAGGTTAGCCTCTCTGCGGTCTGCAGCATCCTTGTCTGACTGCTTGCCGCTGAGCATGGCCTCGATACGCATTGCTGCCAAGGTATGGCTGCCGTCTACTGCGTCAAAGTAGATATCTGCTGCAGGCTCGGTAAGCATCAGCGCCTGAAGCACAAGATCCAGAACCTCATCAGTAGGCTCGTATTCGCCATACCGGATGATGTTGTCTAGGTTGTCGTAAATCAGAGAACTGATCTCTTTGAAGGTTTTTTCTTCGTCTGTCATTCGTTTTCTCCTCACTTGGTTATTCGTAGCCGGGCCACAACATTAGTGTACCAGGGTCATTACTCGCTTAACAATTTATCAATCTGCTCTTTGAGACCAACAAGAATCTCACGGGCATCCGAGCTCCTTTCATCATCGCGCTTGCTGTTACCGACAAACGCAGTGACCTCTGTTACCGATCCGCTACTATCGGTTATTTCAAACTCAATCCAGTGACTATCCTGGCTGACCTTTACCTCTACTACCCGATGACAATTGATATTTGCGCTCATTCGCTATCTCCTAAGTTAATTTGCTGTTGCTTCTACCACCAAACCCGCAATTAAGCGGGTCTGGGTTTGGTTGTGTTGTGGTCTTTATGACCAATCCTCCTTGTCTCTTGCCATTGCTGCATCGCTGATTGAGCTACAAGAATTTTCTGGGTTATCTAGCTCATCTGCGTGGAAGTAAATTCCCTGAGTCTCCACAAATGCTTCTGCGTTCGCTGACATACCGTCCCACGGCAGCACTTCATACAGACCCTCGTTGTAACCTGATTCAACTAACTGACAGCGTGTGCCTTTTGGTATTACAGTAAACACGCCGCCCTCGTAGGCATCAGGCTCTGGTAGGCATCGCATATCCTGATAAGCTGCGTAATATGGGACTTGCTTTGGTAATGCTTTAATCATTTGTTTTTCTCCGGTTTGGTTTGTTGGTACTTCTACTGCCAAACCCGCAATTAAGCGGGTTGGTAAGTTATTCATCAGCTAAGACCCACGGGTCATCTATCGATCCATCGACATACATATCGACTGTGCCTATGGCGCATTCCAGCCATTCTTCTTCTGGAACGTCTGCGCTGTTTTCCTCCGCAACATAAACCAAACTCCAGTCATCAAACTTTTTGTTTTTATTCACTTTTTCAACGTGCTGCCAGAGTGCTCTGGTTCGCTCATAGTGATTTAATGGCTCGTCGTTCATTCGTTTTTCTCCGTTTTGGTTTGGCCCGTTGCCGCCCCACAAACGTATCGTCTCAAACCCTGACCTATAATGCAACCTTTTTGATGCAAATTTATTAAATATTTTTATGTGCCGTAACGCTTTGATTTTGCTCGCTTTATGTTCAGGTGTTTCACCCAATCGTCAGCTTTTTGGCTTTGTTTTGGCCTAATTCCGCGTTTTATTTGGTTCGGCCAGACACCATATTTCTCACGGTAGGCGTAGGATGCGTATCCCTCCTTGTATCCATGAGCCCTGGCGTAATACAGTAGCCCGGCAAACAGCTCCTGCTTGCTCTCCCTGGTATCCTCTCGGTTCAGTTTCTTGAGCATGCTCTTGTCTCCGTGCATATCGTGACGGATCACGATCTCGTAGCCGCAGCCATTGCAGCGCAGACCGACAAACTGCTTCTTGCAGCTCGGGCATTCCCGCGGCTCCTTGGGCTCCTTCTCTTTCTTGACCTGCTTCTTCTCATCAAAGCGTCCAGTGCCGTCATCGAGCCGCTCAGGGACAATCATGTCGGTGAAGCCATGGCGTAGGTGATTGCCCGCATGGTCCAGCACGATTGCGTTCTCCTTGCCCTCGCATATCCTGGCCAGGCGTCCAATCTTTTGACAATGCCGGATGATCGACTTGGTGGGATAGAGGTCAATGCAGGCAGATACCTGTGGCGCGTCGTACCCGGTATCTAGAAGCTGGCTGCAGCTGAGTATGACGATCTCTCCGCTGTCATGCTTCTGCATGAGCTCCTCACGCAGCTTGGGA